TACGTTACAAAGCATTTTAATCCAAGTACAGGATTAAATCCAATATTTGCAACTCCCGGTGCTACTTACATGGCTCCACCGTCTCCATCACAAATGGTTCCTCCTACTGGTGGAGTAGACTCTTCTGTTCCTTCAGAAGAAAACTGTGCTAAGATGGGTATGGACTTTGATCCAGTAGCTAATATGTGTGTGCCTAGAGCAGCAGCCCAAACACCACAACAAGGTGGTGGAAGTGGTAATGATGATCCCGGTGCTAACTTAGAAAACATGCCTAAGCCAAAACCTTGGTATGACGGTGTAAATTGGGAAGATCCAACCGCACAGATGGAATCTTACTTTGGTAGTACAGAAAGTAAAATAGGTTCAGCAATAGCAGGTGTAGCTGGAAGTGCTATTGGAGGTCCACTAGTTGGTGGAGCTATGGCTTACGCCCCTAAAGTATCAAACCTTGCAAATGCTAGGGCTATGGTAAATATCTATGAAGCTATGGGTATGACAGATGAAGCTGCCATTGTTAATAATGAAATTAATAAAGTACTTAAAAACTCTAAAGCTTTAGGTTTGGCAGACAAAGCTATTGACTCAGTGTTTGGATCTGATGGGGATATAAAAACAATATCAGGTCTTAGGAATGCAGGTATAGATGTTGATAAGAGTTTACGTGATGAAGAATTAGATGAATTTCTAAAAGAATTAAAAAATAACAGAGAAGCTATGCGTAAGCTAAGAGAGACATACGCACCTGAAGCAGCAGAAGTGGTTGAAGAAAGTAAAATTACAGAAGCAACTCCAGAACAAAAAGCAGAGTTTGAACAAAAGAATAAAGCAGCCGAAGAAGCCGCACAAAAAATTATTAGTAGTGGTTCAAGAAATGATGATGGTGGAAAAACTGCACTTGAAAGACATAATGAAATCAGGGCTGCTGCAGAAAAAAGTGGTGCATCAAAAGGACAAGCTGCATCAACAGCAGCAAAAGTTATAACTAAAGATTTAACTGAAGATGAGAAAACAGGTGCAGATGGTGGAGCAGGACTTGGTGACGCTTATGGAATTACCGGTCTTAAAAAAGGCGGCTTGATGACAAAGAAAAAGAAAAAGAAATAACATCCGAATAACTATAAGGCTACCCAGCAATAACGCTGGCCCCAACATAAGGAGAATATAATGCCTGAATTACAAGCAGTAGAAACAAAAAAGAGTGCCGGTTTTGTACAACGTGGAAGTAACTATGCACGTAAACAAGAACGGATAAAAAAAGAAGAAGAAGAAATTGCTAAATTAGAGGCAGAGCAACGTGGTGAAGAGATTGAAGAGAATGAACCCGATGGCGAAGGATCTGAGACAACCGAAGTACAGGCCGCAGGTGATACCGAACAAAAAGAAACCGACATTAAAGAAGAAGCACAAGAAGATGATTCTAAATTAAGTCGGGAAGAAAAGTCTTTTAAGAAACGATACGGTGATCTTAGAAGGCACATGTCTGAAAAAGAAAAAGAGTGGAACGATAAGTTACAGGCACTCGAAAACAGAATGAAGGGTGAGTCTATTATACCACCCAAGTCAGACCAAGACATTGAAGAGTGGGCTAAGGAATACCCAGATGTAGCAGGAATAGTGGAAACTATTGCAGCTAAGAAAGCTCAAGAGATGTATAAGAAAGCTGAATCACGTCTAGCTGAGTTAGATGAAATACAATATGAAGCTACTCGTAAATCAGCAGAAGCAACAATTCGTGAAACACATCCAGACTTTGACACACTACGTAAAGCAGATGAGTTTCATGACTGGGCAGAAGCACAACCTAAATGGGTTCAGGATGCAATCTACGAAAACGCAGATGATCCAGCCTCTGTCGTAAGAGTTATTGATCTATATAAGGTCGATAAAGGACTTACTAAAACTGCAAAGAAGGCAAGCAAGAAAGCTGCCGCATCTTTGGTAAGCAAAAACTCAAAGGCTAATGTAGATGTAGATGAATCTTCTGCTCAAATAAGAGAGTCAGAAGTTGCTAAAATGTCTGCAAAAGAATTTGAAAAACGTCAGGATGACATTAACCAAGCTATGCGTAGCGGTAAATTCATCTATGATATGACAGGTAATGCACGATAGGTGTTGACAAAACAAAACCTTAGTGTATAACTATGAGTATTTAAAGAGCCTCCCATCCGGGACTACCTCTCTTACTCTCACTAAAAACTTAAACACAAATGGGAATTACCTAAATAAGTACAGGCCCGTGAGGATAACGGTTGGCCGACTGTTAGCCTAACGCACCCTAGAAAACGTTTAGCCTCTTATTACGGTTGTTTGGGTTCCCCAAATTGAAACGCCAATTAATTCTAAGGAGAAGAACAATGGCTTTTACTTCCGCAGCGGGACACACAAACTTACCAAATGGTAATTTTAGTTCCGTAATCTATTCTAAAAAGGTGCAACTTGCATTCCGTAAGTCTACGGTTTGCGGTGACATCACAAACTCTGACTATTTTGGCGAGATTGCTGCTCAAGGCGATACCGTTAAAATTATCAAAGAACCTGAAATCTCAGTCAGCGCTTATGCTCGTGGTACAACAATCACTGCACAAGATCTTGACGATGAGGATTTCTCACTTGTTGTCGATAAAGCAAACTACTTTGCTTTTAAAATTGACGACATTGAAGAAGCTCACTCACATGTGAACTTCATGGACTTGGCTACAAACCGAGCCGCATATCGTCTATCTGATCAGTATGACCAAGAAGTTCTTGGCTACCTGTCAGGTTACAAACAATCTGCTCTACATGCAAATGCTGGTGCTGTTAACGATCAAGTAAACGGTACTAAGGCAGTAAGCACTGCAGGTTCAGATGAATTGTTGACATCAATGAAACTCCGTAAGGATTCATTCGGCAACATTACAACTGGTTCTGCTGCGGATCATTCGATTCCAGTAGCAGCTCGTTTACCCGGTGCAACAGCACTACCAACTGCAACTGCTTCCCCTGCTATGGTTGTAGCAAGAATGAAGCGTTTGCTCGACCAACAACAAGTTGACAGTCAAGGACGTTGGCTAGTTGTAGATCCAGTATTTATGGAAATTATGGCAGATGAAGATTCACGCTTCATGAATGCAGATTTCGGTGAAGCTGGTGGTCTACGTAATGGTCTTGTCTTGAATAATTTCCACGGCTTCCGTGTATATACTTCAAGCAATTTACCAGCCGTTGGTACAGGAGCAGGTACATCTGGTTCTGCAAACCAAAATACCAACTACGGTGTCATCGTAGGTGGACATGATTCTGCTGTCGCAACTGCGGAGCAGGTCAACAAAACTGAAACATATCGTGACACTGACAGCTTTGCTGACATTGTTCGTGGTATGCATCTATATGGTAGAAAGATTCTTCGTCCTGAAGCAATCGTTACTGCCAAATATAACGCAGCGTAGGGGGGGATAAACAATGGCTTTACGAGACGTAACTCGGATTGAAACTGCTGTGATCGCTCATGGCGACCTTACTACTAGCTCAACTCACGACATCGGTACGGTTCCAGATAACTGTGTAATCCTTGCCGCTGGTGCTGAGTGTACTGCAGCCGCTACTATTGGTGGTGCTAATGCAGTGAGCTTTGGTGTAACAGGTGGCGACACTGATATGTTGGGAACAGCAGATATCAATGGCGCAAAAACTCTTGCCGCTTCTACTACTACAGTAAACGGCATTACAAATGTTACCACTGCATCTACAGCATTTACTGCTTTGTTAGCAGGTTCTAATGCACCTTCAGCAGGTTCATTTAAGTTCTTTGTAGTGTATGCCCCTATGGGTTCTACAGGAGCAGCTGCTGAAGTAGATCGTGATCTACTAGCATAAAATAACTTGAGAGGCTGCTTTAGGGTGGCCTCTCTAACTATAAACAAAGGGATTCAAACATGGGCATTACAACAGCAATGTGTACAAGTTTTAAATCAGAAGTTCTTGGTGGTGTCCACGATCTGGATACCCATACTTTAAAACTTGCATTAATTAAAAGCGGTGAGTCTGGTACATATGGCGCAGCCACAACTAATTATTCAAACGTTACAGGTAACTCTGATGAAGCATCTGGAACAAATTATTCAGCAGGTGGGCAAAACCTAGACAGTGCCACTATTGCTGTAGATGGAACTACTGCAACAGTAGACTTTGCAGATGAAGTATTTTCTAACGTAACATGTTCTGCAGCAGGTTGTATTATTTACAATTCTTCTGCTTCAAACAAAGCAATATGCGTAATTTCTTTTGGTGGTACTGTAAGTGCTACAGCAGGTGACTTAACCATAGAATTTCCTGCAGCAGCAGCGAGTACAGCCGTAATACGTATTGCTTAATAAATGTCTTTCTATGACTCCTCTGATGCCCTCTATGGCACAGGTAGGCAAGGCTCTGCTAGATACGGCAGAGTAACACCCAATGTAGCCTTATCGGGAGTTAGTGCAACTGGCGCAATAGAAACTGTAAGCGTTGGTGGTTTTGAAATTGACGTATCTGAGAACCTACTCAGTGTATCAGCAACAGGTACAATCGGTTCTGTAGGAGTAGGCAACAGTAAAACACTTACTGGTGTAAGTGCTACAGGTAGCATCAACACAGTAAAAGAAAATGTTGCAGAAGAATTAGGAAGTGTATCAGCTACAGGTGCTATAGGCACAATAGAGCCACAGGTAGATGAAGACCTTCTTAGTGTATCAGCTACAGGTGCTATAGGTACACTTTCAGCAAACGTAAGTAAAACTGCATCAAGTGTATCCGCAACAGGTGCAGTAGGTACAGTAGAAACTAAACTTAACGCTACTGTAAGTATACAAAATGTAACAGCTACATTTACAATAGGTACTGTTAAACCAAATCTAGTTAAAACACTAGGAACAGTAGTTGGTACATCTGGTGCTCGTGCAGTAACTACTAGTGCAACTGCTACACCAGAAATTATAGGACTAGAATTAACTGGTTCGATAAATGCGCCAGAACCAGTAGTAGACGAAGGACTACAAAGTGTAGCTGCAACAGTATCTATAGGTAGCATAAACGTAGGTGTTACTGAAAAATTAGCAAGTGCATCTGCTTCTGCTGTAGTAAACTTACCAACAGCTAATGTAGCATCAATACAGTTTGACTATGAAGCAGTTAAACATAGATACAACAAAAGAAGAACTGTCTTACTACCAAGGGTTGCATAATGCCTACTACAGCATCTGAAAGAACGGTATTAATAAGAAGCCAAGATAGGAAAGTTTATATTGATCCTGCCACCTTGACTTCATCTAGTGATAGAACTATAATAGTAGAACAACAAGATAGAAGAGTTTTTGTAAAAGGAAAACCTACATCAGCAGATCGTGTTGTTTACGCAAATGAGGATTAACATATGAGTTTTCGTTGGCCTAGTAAAGACCCAGATGAAACATTAGATTACAGTGTAGATTGGTCACGATTTCTTGACACAGCAACTATCAACTCTGTTATATGGTTTGTAAAATCATCTTTATATAACACAAAGACAAGATTAAATGCAGGGGCTACTCTTACTTCCGCTTCTAGTAGTGCAACTACAGATAGTATACAAAATGTGTCTCAGACAAATACTAGTACTGTATCTACTATAAATATATCTGGTGGACAAAATAATGTAGAGTATACTTTCTTCTGTCAGATGACAGATGATACAGGTAGTACAGCAGAACGTAGTATTAAACTACGATTAAAGGAACGTTGATATGGCATATGATTATCTTGGACTTATCAACGATGTAAACCGTAGATTAAATGAAGTAGAACTTACATCTAGTAATTTTGCTACAGCCACTGGTGAGTATGGAATGATAAAAGATGCAGTAAACGCATCTATACGTTACATTAATCAACATGAATATGAGTGGCCTTTTAATCATGTAACTGCTGAAGAAACTATGACTGCAGGTGTTGTGCGATATGCGTTTCCTACAGATGCTAAAACAATAGACTTTGATAGCTTTAGAATAAAAAGAAATGATACATTAGGTAACGATACAAAACGTCTTGGTATTCTTTCCTATGAAGAATATTTAGACAAACATGTAGATATAGAATATAATACATCTGCTAATAGAGCTATGCCTGATCTTGTATTCAGAACACCTAATCAAGAATTTGGTTTTGTTAAAAATCCAGATAAAGCATATGAGTATGTATATGAGTATTATAGATTACCTGTAGACTTATTAAACACAACGGATGTTCCTACTGTGCCTGAACAGTTTCGTTACATTATTGTAAATGGGGCTATGCATTTTGCATATATGTTTAGAGGAGAAACCCAAGAATCTCAAGTAACACAAGCAAGGTTTATGGATGAAATTAAAAGTATGCGTAGTCTATATGTAAACCGATATGACTATCTTAGGTCTACTGCAATAACACAGAACACATCATCAGTCAGTTCATTTAGAATTTAGAGTAACGTATGCCTACGAATCGTGAAACATTTCCCATTCAGTTTAGTGGTGGGCTTATAAGCAATATGAGTCCATTGCAGCAGGGTTTACAAATGCCCGGTTCTGCACGAATACTGAGAAACTTTGAACCATCTATTGAAGGTGGATATAAAAGAATACTGGGATATGATAAGTATGACTTAGATATAATACCCCCATATGGTATACCTGTAGTACATGGTGCAAGTCAAAGTGGTACAACTTTAAATATTGCAAACATTAGGCAAACACCTGAACAAAACGACAAATTTAAACTAGTACATGTTACTGCAAACATAAATGGTACATCTACTATTGGTACTGCAAATGGACCAACCGCACTTGTTAATGGTGCAGTAACAGCCGACAAAACAATAATAGTAGATACTGTTGCTTCAGGTACTATAGCAAAAGGTCAAACTTTAACAGGCGTAGGTATTCCAAGTAACGTTACAGTATCTAGTGTTACAGCAGGGGCAACAGGTAATTTTACTGTAGTACTTTCTAGTAATGTAACTGTAGCAGATAATTTGTCATTACAGTTTACTTTTAAAACTACTACCTTTGCAGTGGACGGTGTAGTAGGTACTATTACAACAGGTATGGAAATTGTTGGCAAGGGTATACCAAGAGGCACAACAGTACAATCTTTTTCATCACCGAATGTTACAATAGGTAGTGCTGCTGATACTTTATCTTTAACACTTGCAGATGATACTGCACTAGAGTTTAAAACTGAGTATACTATTGGTGCAAGTATTACTTTTGATGATGATGATAACAGAGCAACAATAGGTATATCACCTGCTCTTACTGCTTCACCTGCTAACGGAGATGAGGTAGAGTTTACAAGTACAACTACTAACCATCGTACAATAGGCTGTGGTGTTTTTCTTGACTCAGTTATTGTAGCCAGAAACGAAAGTTTAATTAAAACATCTGGCGTTGGATTTACACTTGTAAATGTACCTGTTTATGGAACAGTTCTTGTAAATGGTGCGTCACAAACTGGTAGCAGTTTAATTATAGATGGTTTAACTTCTACACCACAAATAGGTGATGTATTTAAAATTGCAGGTGTAGATAAAATATATACTGTGACTGCAACACCTACAGTTTCTTCTGGTGGAACTACAGTAGCAATTGATCCTGCACTAGCTAGTTCTCCTGCTGACAATGCAGCTTTAACTTTTTTAAGTACATCACGAGAAAATGGTGGTAAAACTAGATTTTCTAGATATAACTATACAGGAACAGAAAAAGTTGCAATAGTTGATGGTGTTAATGTTCCTGCACTATACAATGGTTCTCAGTTTACGGCATTAAATGATGCACCAACAGATGTAGCAGCAGCAGAGTTTGTAGTAAATTTTAAAAGTCATTTGGTTTTTGGTAAGTCAAACGTATTAACTTTTACTGCACCTTTTACGGATACAGACTTTACAGCAGCTAATGGTTCTGGTACAATATCCGTAGGATCAGCAATTACAGGATTAATTGTATTTAGACAACAGTTAATTATATTTACTGAATCGTCTATATTTCAAATTACTGGTAATACAATTGCAGATTTTCAATTACAACCAGTAACCACAGACATAGGTTGTGTAGATAAAGATACAATACAAGAAGTCGGTGGTGATATAATGTTCCTTGGTCCAGATGGCCTACGACTTTTAAGTGCTACAGATAGATTTAATGATTTTAATTTAGCTGTTGTATCTAAAACAGTACAGAAAGAAGTAACAGATTTTATTACTGCTAATACATCTTTTACTAGTGTAGTTATACGTAATAAATCACAATACAGAATACTAGGTTTTAATAATAATATAGGACAAGCAAACGCTCAAGGCATACTTGGTACACAAATGGCAGGTCAAGGTGGCGAAGGAATGTCATGGGCAGATTTAAGAGGAATAAGAGCATACGTAGCAGACAGTAGGTTTTATCAAAATGCAGAAACAATTGTATTTGCAAATGATGATGGATACCTATACCAAATGGAAGAAGGTAATAGTTTTGATGGAAGTAACATACAAACTACTTTTGCTACACCGTATATGCCAATTAATGATCCAAGAATACGTAAAACATTTTATAAGATGTTTTTGTACACTGATCCTCAAGGTAGTGTTTCGTTTGACGTAAGTTTAAAACTAGACTTTGACCAAAAGAATAGTGTACAGCCTACAAAGATTGACTTTAATAATGCTACAGGAACAGTTGCATTTATGGGCGCAGCTACATATGGATCAACAGCAGTGTATAGCTCCAAACTAAAAACACTGTTTGAAACACAAATAATTGGATCAGCTTTTGTTGTATCTTTACAATACACATCAGATAGCGTAGACCCCCCATTTTCATTAGACGCTATTACATTAGAGTATACAACCAACACACGAAGGTAAAATAATATGGGTACAGGTTACACACGGAACGATACTGCAAACAACATTGCTGACGGTAACGTTATTAACGCTGCTGACTTTGATGGTGAATATGACGCAATTGAAGCAGCATTTAATTCTTCTAGTGGTCACACACATGATGGTACTGCTTCAGAAGGTGGTCCTATTACAGTTATTGGTCCTGCCCAACAGCTAGTAGCAACTGCCACATCTATTAATCCAAGCACAAACGCAGGATTAGATTTAGGTACTACATCACTACAGTTTAAAGATTTGTATATTGATGGTGTTGCTTACATAGACAGTTTCAGTGGAGACATGTCTATTGACACGAATAATAAATTACAGTTTCGTGATGCAGACTTATCTATAAGTTCTACTGCAGATGGTCAGTTAGATGTTGCATCTGATACAACAGTAAAATTTACTTCACCAGAAGTTATAATGACAGATGATGTAAGATTGCAAAGTGATGCCGCTGTTCTTACATTTGGTGCAGATGACGATGTTAAACTTACACACGTAGCTGATACAGGACTTGGAGCAACAGCAGCTAGTGGTTTTCAGTTATCTTTACAAACCTCTGACATATCTGTAGACAGTGGTAATACAATCGGTAAGATTAGTTTTAACGCCCCACTAGAAGATAGTGGATCAGATGCTAGACTTGTTGGTGCAGAAATTGATGCGGTAGCAGAAAATAACTTTGGTGCTGCAGACAACTCTACTGCTCTTGTATTTAAAACAAATACTAGTGCAACAGCTACAGAACGTGTACGTATTAAGTCAGATGGTGATGTAGTATTTAAAGGTGCAGCTTATGATATGACATGGGATACTAGTGCTAACGCATTAGACTTTCCAGACAATGCAAGTGCTGTTTTTGGTACAGGCAGTGACCTTACTATTACACACAATGGAACAAACTCTAGTATTGTAAACACTACAGGTGAACTTACAATACAGGGTGACGGTATTACGGTACAAAGTGATACTGGTACTGAAAAGTATATAGATATGGATGTTAACGGTGCAGTTAACTTATATCATAATAATGTAAAGAAAATAGAAACAACAGCAGATGGTGTAGATGTTAGCGGAGATATTAGTGTAGGCAACATTAATTTAGATGGAAACACAGTATCCTCTACAGACAGTAACGGTAACATAAACTTATCACCAAATGGTACAGGCACTGTTGTAATTAATACTGATCTTGATATAGATAATATTAATATTAATGGCAATGCTATCACATCTACAGATACCAATGGAGGCATTGATATTGTTCCAAATGGCACTGGTGTTGTAACATTAAAATATAACAATTCGGATGTACTAGAAACAAGTGCTAGTGGTGTAACAGTAACAGGTACAATAACTGCGACTACTTTTAGCGGTGCAATGAGTGGAACTGTTGCGTCAGGAGCTACAGGAACAACACAAAGTCAAGGTGATAATAGTACAAAATTAGCGACAACTGCATACGTAGATGCTGCAACATCTGGTGGAACTGCAGGGTCTGACGCAAATGCACTTGCATTCGCAATAGCTTTAGGGTAAAATAAAATGGCAAACACTTTTAAAAATTATGTAAGTGCGGCTGTAGGAACTTCAGAAGTAACAACCTACACCGTACCATCAAGTACTACTGCAGTTATCATTGGTTGTAACATAGCCAATATAACAAGCAGTCAAATAAGGGTCACTGTAAAAGTTGCAGACACACATGTTGTGAAAGAAGTACCTGTACCTGCAAACTCTGCAATATCTGTCTTAGACGGTAAGATAATTGCTGAAACAACAGATACTGTAAAGGTAACATCTAATACAGCAAGTAGTGCTGATGTAATAGTGAGTGCATTGGAGCAAACATAATGAGTAAATATATTGGAGCTACTGTAGTAAATCTCAGTGTAGATACTGTAGATGTTACAGGCGATATTACAGCTACTGATAGCACACCAGAACTTATACTACTAAACGACACACACGAAGATACTGATGGTGGTCGTGAAGGTAAGATAACGTTTAAGGGTGAGCAATCAGGTGGTGAAGTTACAGTATTAGGACAGATACAGTCTAGCCACGATGGTA